AGGACGCCGACAGCGTCGAGCCGATGGTGAAGCCCTTGGAATACTGGGCTGTCGTGCCCTCGTAGCGGCTGATCGCAGCGTTGCCCGCAAGGATGGGAGCAGCGGCTGCGGCAATCGCCACGTTGTGGACGAGGTTGGCTGGCGTGGTTGCGCCTGCCGTCGCATCGCCACCGGCTGCGGTGGTGACGCCACCGGCTGCGAGGTTGGTGACGACAATGTCTTCAGAGGTGCTGAAGCTGCCGACCAGTGAGCCTTCTTCCAGAGCCAGCCAGCCTGCTGCGGTGCCAGCCGCCCATGTGCCAGCCGCCGTGATCATCACCTCGCGGACGTTGGCCACCGCTCTGGAGGTAACGCCACGGATCGAGTGGCCTGCCAGAATCTGCACGGTGCCGCCGCTGGTGAAGGGCATGTACCAAGACAGGAAGGCCGAAGTGACAAGCAGTCCGTCACTCTGGAAGACCTGAACAAAGGTCGGAACCCAGCCCAGTTCGATGTTGATGGCACCGCCCGTTCCGATGACTGCGCCTGTTTTAATTGCCGGTTTCATAGCGAAATCCTTCGCTTGTGTTGGAATAGAAGCCAGACCGAACGTCTGGCCCCAAGTAATCAGAGGGCTGTAACAGCCACTTCAAGCCGGGACATCCAAGCTTGATTAAGTATTAGTGCGGCGTGCCAAGTCTTCCAGCCGATATAACCGCGTTGCCCAAGTGGATCATCTTTGGTTTTCTGTCCAACCGGAATAATAGTTGGAGAAACAGTTCCCTGTCCTCTTAGAGCAACCATGCCCCAAGCGTCCTGACCAAAGTATACTATGGGATATACATCAGCGCTGGTGCCGCCGGTCGACACCATCGTTCCCTTCGCACCACCGGCATCCAAGAACGGATTCAGGTCGGGCGAGAGCATGTAGCGAACATCCTCGACCGAGCCGATCTCATACTCCGAGATGGGCGAACGGGTGCCGTAGGCGGCAATCGTCGTGAAGCCGGGGAGGTTTCTGATGTCCGACTCAACGTCGGTGTGGGCGACCGCCACATAGGCGGCTTCAACCGCCCGCGTGCCGTAGTCACTGGAGGGTGACAGCGAGCGGGTGATCTTCTCCGCCTTCTGCGCCTTCAGCGAACGAAGCACCGCCCGCTGCTTGGCCAGCGTGATCGGGGTGTTCACGTCGGTGCGAGCCGTGCCATTGGCGTAGTACACCGAGGTGCCAGCCCGGATGACGCCGTAGTTCAGCGCTTCAATCGTCCTGCCAATGTTTTCACCGGCCTGAACAGATGCGTCGTTCAGAACAGGGTCTTCATGCAGGTCTTCGATCTTGTCAGTAATGACAACGACTTGGCCATACTGGCGAAGCGTTGCACTGACATCTTCATAGCTGAACTGCGTTTCTGTCGGGGTGACGCCTTCAAGCAGCGGTGTCGTGGCTGCGGAGAAGATGCGCGGACGCCGAAAACGGATCGTGTCCGTCTTGTTCTTCGGCATTGGTTTGGTAAGCCCAAGTTTTTCCAAAACCATGACCGGTTTGGCATGCTTGAGCATGGTGCGTTCGGCATAGACGTTTGTGCGGGGAGAGATGCCTCCATCCGCGTATTGGGTAATCGGCATGTGAGCGGACCTTTAAGGTTCGCTCAACCCCTCATGCGCGTCGGTATTTCTGTTCGTCTGGGTCGACTGCCGCCCATGCGTTCCACAGAGTCTGTTCATCCGCGTCCTGTGGAATGCCGCTTACGGTGGGCCGTGTGCCGACCGAGTGTGGTGATGCCGATCCGGCGAGTTGAGCCGCACGCCGTGGATTGAGCCTGTTCTGTTGAGCCGCAGGCTGCGCCTGTGGCGGTTGCGTGTTCTGCTCAACGAAGGCCTTGAAGGCAGACAGCGTATCAATCGCCGAGTATGGGTCGATGATTGCTTCCTGATTGGTGATGAAGGCCTGACGAAGTGCGAGCGGCTGATCGACTATCCATGCGCCGAAAGCGGGACCATGATCGTGCAGGTACTTATCCCAACCGGGGTGCTGCTGTTCAAGCAAGCGCTCGTTGGCCTGTAGTTCGGTGTCCATCTGCCGGTCAGCGGCCTCTTGGCGGCTGCGCATTTCGGACTCGAACTGTGAAATTTTTTCGGTGATCGGAGCGAGCTTCTTCTGAAGCGGCTGGGCAATCTCCGGGTAATCGGCGGCTAGCTCCTCAAAAGGATCGGCGGCCTCTTCCTCTGGCGCGGGCTTGGCGGCTTTCGCGGCCTCGTTCCGCTCCTGCAGTCTGCGCGTATAGGCAGCAATCCGGCCTTCTATCGAGCGGCGGGCATGCTCCGTCTGCGCGGATTCCAGTGCCTTGACCTGTCCGTCATGCGCGGCCTTAAGGTCGGGCGGCGCGTTGGCCCAGATGTCTGGCTCCGGTGTTGGCGGCTGCTCTGCAGCGGCTTCAACCGGCACATCATTAGCACCTTCCTGCTTTTCCGCAAACGCGGCGTCTTCCTCCTTGAACGAGTCCCACAGTTCCTCGTCTGTCTGTTCTTTGGGGTCTGGCATGGCTTCTCTCCTCAGTAGCCGCTTCGATCTTTGCCGCGCAGCACTTCCGGCGCGGCGGTGGTGGTGACGACGGCTGGCTTGACCAGCGCCAGTATCTCGCGCAGCGCCGCGATCTTGCCGCGCAGGAACTGGCTCTCGCCGTAGTGCTGGTCGTTGGCCTCCAGCCGGTCGCGGCAGGCGTCGACCATCTTGTTGGCTTCGGCGGCAACGCCGCGCCACGTTTCGGTGTAGGCGTCGATCATCATGCTGGCGATCCACTTCGCTTGGCCGGGTTCTTCGGCTTGGAGCCGCCGGTCACGTAACCACCCGATCCGCCGGGTGTCTCGCCTCTGGCCCGCGCCTCTGCCGCGTTCTTCTGCTCAATCGCCACCTCAGAGGCGAAGATGCGCTCCTTCGAGGCATGGTCGAGTTCCTTGCCAGCCAGCATCGCCTCAAGCTGCTGCACGGACATGTTCAGCCGCGCCGCCGTCTGGTTCATCTGGCTGTCGTAGTTCAGCTTGGCGATCTTCTCCTCGCTGGCGTTCTTCTGGTTGGCGATGGCGATCTGCATCTGAATCTTCTCGCGCTCCAGTTCCATCAGGCCTTCGTTGCTCTTCGCCCCTTCCGCCGCCTTGGCCTGCTCCGCAGCCTGCGCGGCAGCAGCCGCCAGCACGGCGTCGATCTCGTCGTCGTTCAGCATCACCTCTTCGGACGGGATCATGTAGGCCGAGAAGATTTTCTTGAGCAGTTCGCGGTTCTTGAGCATCGGCCCGTAAATCGGATGCCCGCCAAGCTGGATGGCAATGACCATCAGGTTCTGCGCCTGCAGTTCGCGCATCAGCAGCACGCTCGATCCGCGCGCGTCGACCTGATAGTCGCCCTTGATTTCCGGCTTCTCGTTGAACTGCATGTTCCAATCGTAGCTGCGCCGGATATCCGGCGTCGTCACGTCGTCATCGAAATTCTTGACGATGGCCCGGAACACGGTGTTTGCCGAGTTGTGCAGCAGCGCCATGCCGGTCGCGGTATTCTGCGCATTCTGGGTGCCAACCTCGCCGGCCTGCCCCTGTATGACCTGAGGAACAGCCGACATGTTGTCGATGAATCGCTCGCACAGCATGATGATGTTGGCCTGTTCCTGCTGCCGGGTTTCGACATGAAACAACTGGAACGGCGGGTTTTCCTTCTGGATCCCGTTCCGCGCCTGCCAAATCTTGCGTGGCTTCAGGACATAGCTGCCGTCGACCGGCTCGATGTTCTGCGTGTCGATGATGATCTGCGGGCCGGACGACACCCCGGCGTTGTCCATCATGGCGCGAAACGCCGCATTCAGCGCCGACTGCGGATCGCGGATGATCGCGGGCATGCCGTAGCCAAAGATCGACGCCTCGTCCCTGACCATCGTGAACACCGAGTAGATGCACTCGCCGCTGTCGTAGGGATAAAGCGCGAACTTCAGAATCTCGCCCTGACAGAAGACAATGCAGGCATTGACCGACTTCAGCGGGTCGATCTCCTCGACCTGCTTCCTTT